GGACACAGCCCCACTATAGCTCTTTCTAATAACGCTGCAATTGCTAAAGCTCTTGTAAACGACATTAAAGATCCTCTTGGAAATAACGTATTCAATTCCATCATTGCCTCTCCTGAATCTAAAGAGTATTTTAGAAAGATTAATGAAGCTCAGAAGCTAAACTCTTCTTCAAAAGAAAGATCAGCAGCTTCGGACCAAGAGGTGAATAATCTATACAATAATGCTGTTAACGGTATTGCAGATCATAGCGCTATTCCTAGAATGTCTGCTAAAGACTTGGCTAACTCTGCTGAATTTCTTTCCTCTTCCGGCTTTGGTGAGCAGGTGAAAGCTGGGAAGATCCCTGGTGAGAAGATGGCAGAAATTGGTAATATCTTCCAAGTTAAATACGTTTCTACGATTAGGGAATTAGTTTCTAAAAGGCTCAATGAGCCCCTTAAAGCTATAGCTTTTGATTCTCCCGGCTACTCCACTAAGGACGGTAAGGTGGTGAGAAATAAGCCCCCAGAAGGCTCTAGCGTGCCTGCTAAGGACTTTGTTGAGGTGATGTTCACTGGGGGTGGTATTTCCTTTAAGATTAAAGACACTAAAGGGCTGGACAGTAAACAGCAAGCATCTGTTGCAGGAATTACCAGAGAGCTGGATGAAAGTAAACAAGCTGTAAATCAGCTTATTCGTCTTCAAGCTCACTTCGAAGGAACTACGGATTATGCTGGGTATTTTGAGAAGAATAAACACCTAATTCTTCCTGATTTGTTTACGGCCCCAAAGAGCAAGACAGAAAATAAAACAGAACTAATTTATAAAACCGAAGCCGATATAAAACAAGCAGCTAAGTTTACACCTTCTGAACTCGCAGACCAAGCAATTAAAGCAAAAAATCCAGAGCTCATTGCAGCAGATAAGTCCGAATTACAAAGGGAACTTAACCGAAAAGGTTTATCTCCAGCGAGAAGGGCGATTCTTGAAGCTGAAATGGCTAAATTAAATTAAGGAGAAGTATGCCAAAGAAAGGTGAGTTCCAGAAGAACGTAAAGCCCGAATCCTTGCGGAAACGGGCTTATAATGCTACAGAGGAACAGAAGACACGTAGGGCACAGCGTAATGCTGCAAGAGCCAAGATGGAGAAAGCTGGGAAGGTTCATAAGGGAGATGGTAAGGATGTCGATCATAAAAATATGAATACAGCTAACAATTCAATGTCTAATCTCCAGGTAATGGATAAGTCTAAGAACAGAGCTAAGAATAAACAGCATCTTGGTTATCATGGAAAGAAAAAGAAATAATGGGAACACTTCAAGATGATAAAAGTGCTAAGCTTATTTCATTAGGCTTTTCTGGAGAAATTCAGGATATGGAAAGAAATATGTATATTTCAGATGGAGCTTCTGGAAATACGTTAAATGATCTAATGTTTAACTGGCTTACTAATAAAGGATTTACCGTTGGGTCTTTAAATGATAGGTGGGATTCCTATTTAAATTCTCTTGGATATACAGGAACCATCACAGATAAATTAGCAGTATTCTGGAAAGAATATGCTCCCGGCACAGGGTCTTTTAAATTGTTATTAGAAACCGGCGACTTTCTAATGACAGAAGATAATAGCAACTTAAGGACATAATAATGCCAGACGTAAAAATTTCAGCCCTTCCTGCTGCTTCTTCTGTAGCTGTTGGTGATGTCTATCCAATTGTACAGGGAGGTATTACTAAGAGGGCCACAGGTACACAACTTAAAGCAGGGCTTTCTCTTGACAACGTAAATAACACCTCTGATGCCAATAAACCCGTCTCTACAGCTACACAAACAGCTTTGGATGGTAAAACAGCGACGGGGCACACACATACAGCTTCTGACGTTACAGATTTTAATGCTGCTGTAGATTCCAGGACTGCTTCTGTAGACATCACCAGCATTACCTATGACACTAACGACCCCCCAAGGGTTACTGGGTATGTTCGTAGTGGTGTTACGTATGTAATCACCTATCCGTCTTCTACTCAAATTACCGTTTCTACTGGTGGCTCTGCTATTATCAACATTACCTTGAACGGTGCAGGTAATGTAACTAACGTGGATGTAGTCTAATGCCTATTACAGTTAATTCAACATTCACGGCCGCAGATAACACAGCATTAACTTCTTATACAGATGCGCTTGGGGTTACTTATACACGAGACTCAAGCTCTAATGACACTGTAGCCCCAAAGATTATCAGTAATAAGCTGATTGCTGGTGAGGGGGGGACAAATAGTAATTACTATTCTTCTGCAACACAGGCATCTGCTGACTATCCTGTATCTGTTATTTGGACATATAATGGGGCAAGTGGTGAACAAATTGGCCCGTGTGCCCGGATGGATACTTCTGGAGCGTGGTACTGCTTTGAGTATTATAACGGTGGTGGCACGGTTATCCTGTACAAACGTACAGGCGGTACTCAGAGTATTGTCTCCCAGGTAAGTTTTACACCTAGTGGTGGATCAAGCTATGAAATGGTGATTGAGCCTGTAGGAACAACTATCAATTGCAGGCTGCGTCGTGTTTCAGATAGCTTCTGGCTTAATAGCTCCGGCAGTTTTGTATCTGGGGTTCAGACGTGTATGTCGCCTACGGACAGTTCGATCACTGGAGCAGGTAGGGCTGGTGTACGGATTGTGGGGTCTGGTAGTTCTGACTCTACTCTTGACAACTTGGTTGCAGGAACTGCTACGGTAGCTACAACCATAACACTTTCTGGACCAAGTACTGGGTTGGTAAGTGTTGCTTCTACAAACTTTACAGTAGGTGCAGACGGAACCATTACAGGAACTGTCACGGTAACGCCATCTTCCGGTGGAGGCGGTGGAACATTTACACCAACTACTGTAAACATTAGCTCAGGAACACCTACAGCTACATTTACGTATACACCAGCTAGTACAGGTGTAAAATCCATTACGCTGACAAACAATGGTAGCTTGTCTAACCCAAGTGCTTCGTCGTATACATCTACGGCTGCACTAAAATATACCAGGGTGGACACTACAGATACTATTGGTGGTCAGTCGATCATGGTGCTTGTACCAAGCGCATCAGCAGCTATTCCTTATAACTCGTCCAACCCTACAAACGTCATTGTATTTGGCCATGCCAGAAGTGATGACCAAACAGGCATGCTAGGGGATAGTAGTAAGCCTCTTGCATCTGTGAATGCCTTGCTTGACGCTGGATACATCCTTGTTGGTACAAACGCTAGAGGTGTAGCCTGGGGTACACAGCAATCTGTTGATGACCATGTAGCTGCTTGGAAATACGTTAAGGATAATTACAACACGAAGAATGTTGCATTGTGGTGTGTATCTATGGGTGGTCTTCCTACTTTGAGTGTATTAGCTCAAGGGAAGATTCCTGCTGTTGGTTGGTATGGGATTAACCCGGTTTGTAGCTTGGCTAATCTGTATTCTCTTGGAACGTATACATCAGATATTGATACAGCCTATTCAATCTCTGGCTCAGGCTCAGGAACTTATGCCAATCGTACATTCGGGCTTGATCCTCTGTTGAGCTTTGGTGATGCGTGGAGGCATGTTCCTATGCGTATGACGGCATCTACTGGAGACACGGTAGTCCCTAAGGCAGATAATGCAGATGCTCTATCTGCTCTGGTTGCAACAAGGACTCGTGAGGCCGTTGTAGTGGCTAAAACTGGTGCACACGGTGACCCAAGCATGTATGATGCTGCTGACGTTGCTGCATTCTTCGCAAGATGCTTTGCCACACCTGTTGCTCTTGGCAGACCAGCCGCTACTAAGAGCATCTCTATTACGCTCACTACAAACGGCACAACCGCTGCTGCGAGCTTGACAGGGCTGAAATGGGCTTTCTGGGAGCAAGCTACCCCAGATATTGGAGAGTATCCTGTAGACAAAGGGACTACTGAGACAACGGATGGATCAGGTGTTCTTGCAATTACTGTAAGGACAAACCTAGCTTCTTCTGGAATTGGTTGGCTCGTTGTAACAGATAGTGATGGAACCACTACACAATCCCCAGCATATAAACGGTTCTCTGGCCCTGTGCAGGTGACATAATGGGGTTATTATTTGATTCTGGTGTTGTCTCTGGAGGACGGGTATATGGTAGTTCTGAAGCATCTGGTGGGGGTGGTGGTTCTACGCCCGCTGTAGCTGTAATAGCTATTAGGGGGGCGTTCCTTCCTCCAAACATTGTAGCTCTACAAAGGAACGTAGGGATTACTGCTGCTGGACAGCTTGTAATTATTTTGAGCTAGAAACGAAAAAAGCCCCAAGGAAAATTCCTAGTAATAGGAACGCTCCAAGGGGCTTTTCTTTTGTCTAAAATTTAATGAATAACGTTATGGTTGTAAACAATAGCATCCAGATATAGCTCTTGTTCTGGATGACAGGGGCAGCTTTCTTTCAGCATATGTGGCTGCATAAGCTCTCCGTCAATAACAGGGACAACATGAAGCTCATCTTCAAACTCTTCACTTTCTAATGTAGCCCACTTAATATCAGTTATCGTACTGGACATGCGCCTCCAGAACAATCATCTTCTAAGGCAGCATCAATATCGTTAGCTTCTTCCAAGTTAATCTCCTGAAGTCTAGAAGAGTATTCATCATATTTCTCCTTAGTCACTACTTCTTGAGGGAGGTAGAGGTATCCCAAGTCTTTCGCTGTCTTGGTGGGATCAGCCCGAAATAGGAAAGATACTCCGACATACACATCCCAATTATCATATAGCCAGTCCACAATCCCATCTACTTCCTCCAAGGAATAACTAATTGTTGCAGAGACATTCTGTTGACACCAATTTTGCATTAGCATCTTATAACGCTCTAATTGAGAAATAGCTGATTCTATATTAACCTCTAAGCCATTAACCTTATCAAAAGGGACATCAGACCATTCTACAGGGAATGTAATAAGGACAGCTTCATTATCTGAAGGATTATCCACTACCTTATACCCAGCAGCCCTGCAGAGGGGCACAAGAGGGTCGTGCTTACCGAAGTTTACATTGTTGAAGATGTATCGTCCGAGGGGCTTGTGGACGCCTTCTGTAGTATCCATGACCTTACTGAGTGTCCCTGATGGTTTGCAAAAGTTCAATTAAGGGCGTTAGCCTTAACCAGTCTGTAATAATGAGTTTTACTGATGCCGTATTTTAACTTAGCATCTTTAAAAGACAAAGAAATAACATCTTCAGGATATCTGCCATACTTATCCCACCTAGCTTTTCCACATTCAGAGAATAGTTTTTTATTTTCATCTGTGTGCTTCATTCCAAGTGCTGGCTTTCTTCCTTTCCTTCTTTCACGAAGGGCAGCTCTATGTGCTTCCATATCTTTTATTGGGAAATATGAATCACCGCCGTCTAGGATGTTATAACACTTAACACCAATATTACGATAGAACGCTATCCTATCTTTTTCAGCCTTAAGCATCTCTTTCTCTGTTTCAAATTCATATATAAGCACAATCTTAAATTTATCAAATCCATATTTACGCATTGCACAATACAGCGGAGTATGCAGGGATTTAGAACAGTGCTTGTGTGAACGAAACCGATTTGCTAATGTGTTTCTTGTAACACCAACATATACAGCATCGTTCTCTGAATTACGAATCTCATATAAATACATACTTCTCCTTGTTTCCAAGAAGATCGGACTATATCATCACCCTAATAGGGCGTTGCGCGCTTCGATGCCACTTGGCACCTACTCCCTCACGGGATAGTCTCTGAACCTTCTTACATTATATATCGAAGTACCTATAGGTTTATCGACATGAACGTAAGCTTGGCTGCTGATTGGCATATCTTTCGACTTAGCTTTCCAGCAGTTCACGCAATTATTCGATGCTAATTACTTAGCAAAGCCGCCATTTAGTTAACGGTTGTAACATTCTTAGGACGGGGCATCCCAAGCTCATCAGCCATAGAATAAGCCCCTGCAGTAGCTGTACGTTGAAGCTCCTGGTATTCGTATGCTCCCATGTCTGGCCGTCGGATGATACCAGTAAGACCGACTCCACAGAGTCTGAGGAATTCATTATTAAGGTGCCAGGATTCCTGGAGAATTCCATCAAGGAGATTGACACAGGTTTGTCTGTAATTTGCCCTTGAAGCAATATGCACTGCTCTACGAAGGCCATTAGCGTCCCCCTTGAATTTTCCAAGATCCACCTCAGTTAAATTGCAGAATGATTTGTTACCGAGTAGGATTTCAGCACAAGGGTTAACCCCTTTGAACCAAGGGGCTCGCTTTCTTGCGGCCGCACCGTTAATGAAGCCGGGCTCGCTACCTCCAGAATCAACAACGAGACTAAAGATCCCTCTAAGATCTTCTTTACTTGGCTTGTAATTGAAGACAAGGCTGTTGTTAGATTGTGATCGTTGTATATTGCCTTCCCACCAATTCCTTTTTGCTATTGAGAATTCTTCCCACTCTTCTTCACCATAATCGAATAGAGCAATCTCGGCAGATCTACGAGAAGAAAGCACAGTACCGAGCCAATTAACCACATCAAGGATGTCAATACGGGAAAGTAGGCTCCCAGCTTTCCTATTAAGGATTTTAAATATCGCTTCATATGCTTTACAAATACTAGCATCGCCAGATGAAATCCAGCCATATCCTTTCAGTCTTTCTCCTGCTGGGCGTATCTGGGAGAAATCGAGAACAAGTTTATTGGCGGCATATTTATGGGCCATAAGCTTTCCAACAGATTTGCTCCAGGCTTCTGCTGAGTCTCCAACACGGATGGTCCATACCCCGTCTTCAAATGTTTCTGTATTTCCTTGTTCTCCATTTTTATCTGTACGTGTAGAGCGAATAATCTCTAGCTCTTGGATGGGTTTTTGAAATCCAGTAAGTTGACCAATGATAGGCTTGAATCCAACTCCACAACCTTGCATGAGAAGCCACAGGACATCCACCACGTCATACACTGTTTCGACGTTTGTGAAGGAACAATTAAACTGGGAAGCTTCTCTTCGCTTTGCAACTTCTGTGCCACCAAGCCACAATGTACGGCCTGACATGAGCACTTTGCGTTCCAGCATGAGCTGTTTGAGTTCATGTAACTCTTCCCAATTATGAGCTAGGTCTAAAAAGTTTCCTGTTCTGTCCCACAACCATCTTTGATGATCGATAACCCTTTCAACCGTCTTCTCCCAAGTTTCAAACTTAGTACCTTTATCGTCAAGAGGGCGGTTATATGTTCTACGAGTGATAAGCTGACTACGCAGGGATGGTTTATTATTCAATATTCTTATACTTTCTATTTAGATAGTCCAAAGAAACAGGCATCAAATCGAATTGCCCATCATCAATCTCATGAAGCATCAAGCACCCTCTCCAGTGATTATTCCCCTGAGGGCCAAGGTAATCTTCATTATGCTCATAACAGCTACCAGCAATAATAGATGTAAGCCTTTTACCGTCAGCTCTATGCCCTGTTGCAATTTGTAGTCCTTGTTGGTGTCCAGCAATACAGCTCATATGTTTTTTAGCAAGCTGAGCAGCAGCGCTAGTTGCTGGACGGCCCATGAGACCGCTTGTAAAATAGTGGCTGTAAGCAATACCGTCAATAACAACCACATCAAGAAAAGGA